AAGGCGTTCCTGGCAAAGTTTTCACGACCCTTAAAAGCTCCAAGCGCATAGTAGGGTATGGAGGATGAGCCGCTCCCCTCGTATCAACAACAAATCCTTCAGAACATAGAAGACGAGGTGACGCGACGGGTCAATCTCCGTTCGCGCGCCATCCTTGAGGAGGTTTCGAGACTATACGAGATTCCAATAGAGCGTCTCATCAAAGACACGGTGCGTGTAGAAGGTAATTTCTGTAAAGGTATTTTGAAGAGTAAACAGAGATGTCTGAAAAAGCCCAAGGAGAATGGATACTGTGGATTCCATCAGTGTCAGGCTCCACATTATAAAACTGATAAACCTCCAGAAACGAGGGAGGAGGCTCCTTGGGACTAAAAGGCTTAGAGATTTTGAAACTAAATTGATTAATGGGAAGCAAGAGTGATCTTTTGCTCGCAAGTCTTTCTAAATTTTTCGAGATTCCGGAGAATCGAACACAGCTCCATGACATTATCGGGCGTGGAAAGGGTCCGTCTCTCCGAAAACTCGAATGGTTCGTGACCAACTATTCAAAGAATAACCACGTGTCATTCACTTCTCCAAATGGTAAGGTGTTTACGGTACACGTTGCTTACAAGTCGAGTCTGGACGGGTACAGTAAAAAACTTTTTGATCCATTTTGTCGGACCGAGCGCATCGAATTCCAGGGTTTGACAACTACATGCGCGCAATTGAATTTTTTGAGATGGGCCATCTCCAACGGAATTGTCGGAGTTCTTCGAAGACTTACAGAAACGGAAGAGAAGCAAATCCACCTTGAAACTGGAGAAGACTGTATCCATAATAGAACAGGTACAGATTGTATCCTGTGATGAGCTGATTTGTATAAGTCGGGTTAAAGTTCAGTTGTATATAAGTTGTTTGTGAATTTAACTTTGAAAAATTAAGATATCCACCCTGATTGTATTCTTTTGGTGTCAGACCAAACGAATACATGTAAATATTTTTTGAAGGTATAGAGAGGTAATGTTCCAGAGGCTGTTTGAAAGAGTAATACAGGGACCCCTGAAAAGTACTCAAAATGTCTACGTTGTTAAGTGTAATTTTAGCATTGTTAATCACGTCTACGAAATTTGAATTTCCAGAAGGAAATTGAAGTTCTATACCCGTCTGAATATATTGGGTCGTGTATCCATAACTGTACCGAGATGCGTAATATTTACCATTTGTCACCGTTTCATAGGTTTTGTTTCTAAAGAACCACGCAAGGACTTGTACTGGATAATTGGCCGTCAATTGGAGGGTCGGATTTGCGCTCGTGAATGAAAGGGTAGACTCTTTCGTAATGCGGTTCACGATAAACTTGAGAGGGGTGTTTTGATAGTAAAGTTTTTCTGCGTTTTCAAGAAGGACCTCTTCAGTAATTAGATTAGGCCATAAAGTCGTTCCAGGAGGGTAAACGTCGTAGTTTGTATTTCCAGGGAGACTAGACCACCATGTATTTGGATGGAACGTGAAACGAACATATAAACGCTGGTTCCACATGGCGCACGCTGGTAGATACGGCTTTCTCAGACGTTCCCGTCCTTTATTATGAGCTGAATGACGGCGACAGAAGAAAAACTCAAGTGGAATCGTGTTATTTCCACCCACCTGCGCGTTTGACACGTTCAGCGCCGTCTGAAGCCCGAGCTGCTCATCCGCGTCTAGGAACATCTGGTCCCGAATGACGTACCAATCATCGTACAGCGTCTCCACCACCGTCTCATTCACGAGCAGATCCACTTGTTTCAATAGGGCGCGTCCAACATTTGGCGTGTAACTATTACTTCCAGGAAGAGCCGGGAGATTTATTGAAAGATACATATTCGACAAAAGGTGGCCCAACTCTGTCGGCCGCAATTCTATCTGGACGACCGATCCCTGATAATACGGATTAGGGGGTGGAAAAGGATAGACTTTCTGATACATAACAAAATTGGAGTACCGTTTGAATGCTGGATTCCATTGCGACTTGCTCATATCATCGGACAAAAGGTACTCTTCTTGTGGACCAATAGCCTGAAGGGAAAGAACTGAACCCGAACTGAATCCCTTGTTCTTCTCCTCGATGTACTTGCTTTCAGGAAATAGACGATTTCCTGGTTGTGGATCCTGCCACGCGACATCTGTATTGAGTGATCTTAGTTCCGGGTAATTGCCTATAACGACATTTGAATTAAGTTCAACCTGTACATTTGGTATATTTACACTAGGTGAAACATAGTTTGTAAAACGTCCAGGGGAAAATGTATCTGTGAACAAGGGTTCCTGGATCATCGCAGGGACGCCATTCACGTACGTAGGAACTAAATTGTTAGATGGAATACTATTATCGATAGGAACCAATGTCGCTAAAGTAACCCCTTGATCATCAGGGCTAATCCCTCTAATATTTTGAGAATATGATGTAATCTTCATAGGAACGCTGAATGTAGGAAGGCCTGTTATGAGCCACCCAACACCTGTTTGAGTAGGCGGGGGTGCTGTAAAGTAAAAGGTTACTATGTTCAATTGAGTTATGTAGTATCCGTATAATGGAACGCGAATTTTGTTGCTTTTGTATTGTAGCTGATTTGGCGGATAAAGAATTGCAGCCACGGCTTGCTGAGTCCCTTCTATGTTTTGATCAGTGTCCGTCTGAAGAGTAAATGACCATTTGTACGCCCCATAGTCTGTGGCGCCCGCAACATTCGATACACCCGTGACTTGAATTTGACCCAAAATTCCAGTAAAACCTGCACCAGTCCACCCCGATCTCACAGGTACTATAGGAACGTCCGTCGTCACGTAAAAGGTTACTTGAGTCGGACCGGTCACTTTATAAAATCCACTCACGTCAATTGGTGCAGTTGCTATCGGCGTTTGTTGTGGTGTTGTAAGAGACATAGGTTCTTGGATCGAAGCCGAAGCCGGAGCCGTCCCGACCCTTTTGTTAAACAGGTTAAATATAGCAGCTTGTTCACGACGTTCAAGTGCGAGTACATTCTGGAATGCCTTCTGCATTCCTTCTACAACTCACTCAGATTATTCTTCCACAGTTGTATCACACTCGTCGCCTTGAGCGCTTCCCGATCGCGTCTCCGTTTCGAGACCAGGTCATGTAATTTGGCCACCTCCTCTGCCACATACTGATACGTCTTGATATCCATGAGCTTCTCCCAAATTTCATCCTTAAATTGAGCCTTGGCAAGCTGACTCTGGATCTGGGCCAGTGGAACGTTGAGTACCTTGAGAGACCCGTTGATGACCCCGGTGATGAACCTGGCCTTCTCACTGAGCCACTCAATTTCAGAATCAAATTGCTTGAGAAGCCAAGCCTTGCGCTTCTTGTACATGCCTATCCGAATATCAATATAGTCAACCAAAATCTCTTCGGGACTTGTGTACTTCTTGACCGCACCGTTAGGGCCTATCAAGTGCATGTTGCTCGTGTGGATCGTCTTGGTCAGACCCAGGTCTCGGACGTCTCCTCCCCAGATCCGAAAGTCAGGTGCGGTTTCCGTTGAGTGGTTCTCGTACTTTTGGATCGTTCCCTTTTCTACCAAGGCTTCCAGATGTTCCTTGAAGTCCTGAATCCATAGACCAGGCGGGAGTTCAGTGACGTGAAGCTGACTCCCTTCCTTTTCTACGATGCCTTCAAGAACCCATGTGTGCTCCTTCGTCTTGGTCACTTTGCCTCTGAATCCCTTGAAGTGTGGGACCATAGGGGCCATTGCAACTTGATTCAAAGCACATTCGATATTATGTTTAATAACCGCAAGGTCGTAAGGTGGCACTGAACAGCTGAAACCCGTCCCGATGCCCTCAGCTCCGTTGACCAGAATCATAGGTACGGTTGGTGCGTAAAACTCCGGCTCAACTTGCTGGCCGTCATCTATCACGTATTTCAAAACAGAATTGTCTGAAGGATGAAAGATGTGCTTTGTCAAAGGATTCAGACGTGTGAAGATGTACCTAGAGCTGGCTGCGTCCTTGCCACCCGCCAGGCGCGTGCCAAACTGCCCCGAAGGCTCCAAAAGGTTCAGATTGTTCGCTCCCACGAAATTCTGGGCCAAATTGACAATCGTACCTTGCAGGCTCGCCTCACCGTGATGGTACGCCGTCTGCTCAGCCACGTATCCTGCCAACTGCGCCACCTTCATATCCTGTATCAGATTCTTCTTGAGGCACGCGTAGATCACTTTACGCTGAGAAGGCTTGAGGCCGTCCGCCACGTGGGGGATCGACCGCTTGATGTCCTCGGCGCTGAAATTTGCGAGATCTCTACGGACGAAATCAGAGACGGACAACTTGGCTACTTGGCCGTACGGCACACCAGGTGGCGGTGTTGCCATGTGTTTCGTGAGCCACTCCTTGCGGTCGTCTGTGAGAGCCTTGGCGAACGCCAAATTCATAGACTCATTCATCGTCGGATCGGCTCCAAAGGCGACTGTGAGCTTCTCAATTTCCCTGAAATATTCTTTGGCCTCGGCGCTCGTGGACGTTCCCAGACCCTTGTAGTATTTGATACTCCCTGGAAGCCCCCCAGACCGCTGAGCCTGCGCCTCACGGAACGCCTCCTCTGTGAAGAACCACGTCTTGCCAGCCTTGATGACCGGTGTCACCATGGACACGACAAATCCAAGTTCGATCAGCTTGGGCCAATACACATGGAACATGTTAAGGACCAGGCCCTTGATATGGCTTCCGTCCAGGTCAGCATCAGTCATAATCATGAGTCGGCCGTACCGCAATTCTCTCACGGAATTATAAACCTTTCCATGTTGAAGGCCGAGGATCTTCTTCAAATTGCTGAATTCCTCATTGTCGGTCACCTGTTTTACAGACGCGTCGCGAACATTGCGCGGCTTGCCCCGGAGTGGAAACACGCCGAAAGCATTGCGGCCTACAACACTCAGACCGGCAATG